GTTTGAGTGCCATAATCTGGTCGATTATGGGTTCGTTGTAGAACACCTGAATATCTAAAAGGATACTACTATGTCTTTAAGACGAAATGATATCTGTAAAAGACTAAGCATTATGGGACTTAAAACCTTGGAAGTACATCCGATTCTCAATTTATTAGATAAATGGAGAAAATCGGAGGGTCCTGAGAATCTCATAAAGAGACTCAAAACTCTAAAAGTCTCCTACCTACATTTGTTGGCAGGAGATGGCTTCCATGTTGATTGGTTAAGTCACACCCAATTTGGTCCTAAGGGACCTCTAAAGGCTATCTTTAAATTAAAGAAGCCTCAAAAGGTTCTCTCTTCACTAATGGTCTATTCATCATGGACCGCTAGTGAGTTAACTCGGAATCAAAAACGGAAGTTCTTCGACAGTATGCAAAGGAAGCAAACTGAACAGGAACGTGATTTCACTAAGAAAATTTCTAAGTTAGTCACCCGTTTTCCACTCGGAGTAGAGCCTCGGATTGCACGGAGGTTTGAATCCCGTGCTAAGAATCGTGATTTACGATCTTTTATTCCAAAGAAGGGTCCTAAATTCTCGGCTACTGGCTCAAAAGAGTGGCAACCAAGAGACTTCAAGTTTGTTTTAGCAGACTCCTACCTTCATCATTTTGGTCAAAAAGTTTTAACTGATTGTCCAAACCCATTCGCTATAGCAGCGGATGAGATGATGGTAGGTCGATTAGGTTTCCTCCAAGAACCAGGATATAAGCTTAGGGCTATCGCTAACCCTAATCCTATTGTAAACTGGTTTACGAATCCCTTAAAAGATTCTCTCCTTGATCTCTTGAGGTTAGTACCTCAGGATTTTACTCACGATCAAGGAGCTGGAGTTCAGAAAGTTCAAGAATATCTGAAAAAGGGTCATTCCCTTTCTTCAGTTGATCTTTCTGATGCGACCAATCTCTTTCCTTTAAGTATCCAAATGGATATCTTAGAGAAACTATATCTGAAATTAGAACTAGGTTCTGATTATGTATCCCTTTTCTCGAATTTATCTTCAAGAAAATGGTACAACCCTTATGGGCCAGATGTAAGTTGGGAGACTGGTCAACCTTTAGGCCTCGGCCCTTCTTTTCCTTCATTTGCTCTATCCCACCATTTTATGGTGAGAGTAGCATTCTTTTTCTATTTAGAGAAGAATTCTAAAGTATTGTTTTCATACTTAGAGCCGGATAAAGTAGAAGAAGAGACCCTACGTCCCATTAAAGATCTTTCTCTCCTTTTGCAAGGAAAGAAGGAATCTGGAATTTGGGAATATTCTATCGTAGGGGATGATGTTGTTTTACCTAGTTATGTTGAACCCTTTTATATCGGTTTAATGACCCGATTAGGGTGCAAAATCTCTAAGGATAAAACAATAACATCTGACCGTTTGGCTGAATTCTGTTCTAGAGTTATCATGAAAGATACCATTTTAGTTCAAAACAAATGGTCCCTTCCTTCTGATAGATCCTTCCTTGATTTTGCAAAAAATCTTGGATACCCCGCTTTTGGTTTTATGAAACCAAGGCAAAAGCGAATTGCCAAAGCACTGGAAGAAATTCCAGAGTTTTTAGGGGGGCTTGGATTCAACCCCAAAGGGTTGTCTCTTAGACAAAGATTGTATAAACATATCTCTGTTATACAGAAGCTGCTAAAACAACGTAGTACAACGTACTCGCTTCCTAGG